ATCGTCACCGGGTCGGACAGATCGCCCTCGCCGATGTCGTTGCTGGCGGACACGCGGATGGTGTAGCCGGTTTCCGCAGTCAGCCCCGAGACGGTGGCGCTCAGGTTGTTCACCCCAGTCAGCGTTGGCGTGTCGATGGAGTCCACGTAGACGTTGTAGCTGGTCGCGTCGGACGCCGGATCCCAGGAGAGCGTCACTGAGGACGACGTAGCGCCCGTCTGCTGGACGTTCTGAACTTTGCTTGGCGTCGGGTCAATCCGGCCAAGCGGGTTTCGACTATCTAGCCGGTTCGTTTCCGGGTGACGGGATAAATAATGCGTAACATCCATCAGCGAGTAACCTCCGGAGTGACTTTGACCCGACCTTCAAGAATGCGGGCCACGAAAGGGGGGTCGGAACGCACCAGCTCGATGTCGTGCACCAGGCGCTCCGCCGGCAGGGCCGCCGTCTGGGCCTCTGTCAGCTTCACGGTCAACGTGTTGGGGAGCTCAACCTCGAATGCATACTCGGCCAGGATCTCGGAGTCTTCGTGCTCCCGTCGGACCTGGCCGCGGAAGGTCAGGTCAGTGAGGTCCAGCTCGAGCAGGTCCATCGTGCGCACGAACGTCGATCCTTGCTGGATCGTCACGTCCCAGCGCAGCGCCCTGCCGATCGAATTAACGTCCATCGCTCTCCACTCCACTCAGAAACATCTGACCAGGCACCTTCTCTCCCATGCTCGAGAAGAACATCGTGTAGTGGCTCTGAGCCTGCTGCTTGCCGATACTTGAGGTCTGCAGGGCATAGGCCCGAAACAGCATCCAGTGCCGCACAGCGTTTTCGTACTCCTCGCTCATGTCGATCGCTGGCCAGGAGCCGCCTGGGGCAGGCGCCGTAATCGGCCCAGGATCAGCCGCGTAGGCCACCCGGACCTTTACGCCAGACTCAACCGGCGGATAGGTGATGAACTCCCGCGGCCGGTGCGGCACCCAACCATAGTGCTCAACACGGCTGCGCGGACGGGAGCGCCTCCAGTCCGGCTCGTAGCGATCCATGACCTCAAAATCGAAAGGCGTGACCGCGCCCCCGTCACTGTTGTCCGGCCGGATGTTGCTGTCGAGCCGAATGAAACGCAGGCCCGGCGACTCATGCAGGTGACCCTCGTCCAGGGTCACGGTCGCCACGGATTGCGTAGCATCTGGGCGCACACCAACCACCATGCGCAGGGCCGACGTCAGGTATTCGGCCAGCTGATCGCGGGACCAGCGGGTATGCGACGGGTCGTGCAGCTCGCCAGCTACAGAATTGACCAGGGTTTCAGCATCCATCAGTCAAAATCCGGATGTCCGTGTTGCTTGATCAGGTCCAGCACCTGGTCAGCCAGGACATCGAGCGTCTTGCGCTTGTCCAGCTTGGTGCCGAAATGGCGCTGCGCATAAGCGTCGAGCGCGTCTTTTGTGCTGTCCCGCACCTCCACCATGCCGTCTTCGGTCTGGATCTGGGTTCGGGACTCCTGCCGAGGTTCCTCCGCAGGTGATGGCTCCTCCACGGGAGCCGAATTCTGGGTTCCCACCTCCTCGAGGTCGGGATGTCCGGCCAGGCGCTCGGTGTAGATAAATCTGCGGCCGGTCTGTTTGTGTTTCAGGTAACGCATAGGTCCCCCAGTGAAAAAGCCCCTGGAGGAACTCCCCCAGGGGCCAGCTCAACGCAGGCTTATCCAGCCGTCGCGTACAGGTGGGCAAGACCCTTGCCGTTGATCACCTTGAAACCGTACACCGACAGGCCGCGGAGCTTCTCCTCGAAGGAGCTCTCGCCCACGATGTGCTGGGTCTTGGTGATCTGCATGGCGAAGGTCAGCGCCGAGGTGTGGCCCGCCAACACGTTGAACACCGTGTCAGTGCCGTCCACCACGGACTCGACGTTGTTGGAGCGATAGACCGTGAACCGGTCGATCATCCCCATCCGCCCGTTACGCAGGATGGAAGTGCCATCACCCGCCACGCTCGCGTCCTTCAGCTCGGAACGCTTCACGCGGTTGGCGAGAACCGAGGGCAGGACCAGCCAGCGGCCCGTCTCAGGCACCGACTGCTCATCGAGCACACTGCCCAGATGGACGATGTAGTCGATGATATTGGTGGTGGTCAGAGTGACAAAGGCACCAGTCGTGCCCAGATCGTAGGAGCCGGAGATCGCGCCAGCGGTCTGCCCGGCATTGGCGGAATCGACATCCGCGTAGATGGTGCCAAGCACGTCGGCATCCAGCACGGATTTCATCTTCTCGCCGGCATCCTCCGCCCAGTCGTCCAGGAGCTTCAAATCGCTCTGGTAGGCGTCAATGTCGTCGATCGCCATCGCCCAATACTTCGCCCGGTCGATGGCCAGCTCCACCAGCGGGCTCTCGGGGTTCTCATAGGTCAGGCTCGCGCCCTTGGAGTAATCCCGGATCGTGATGTCGGGGATGGTCCGGATGTTGACCTTGTCACCGACGTTCTTGATCTCGCCCTCGTAATCAGTGTTGCTGATCTGGTTCAGCACACTGCCCTCGTAATACTTCACCGCGAGCTTGGTACTCCAAAGCTCGGGAATGAAGGTCCGGCTAGCGCCCCCGTATTGGACGTAGCCGCCATCAGCTGCAACAGTCATCTTGATTTACCTCTCAAGACTGGCGTCACGCTTGTCCCGTGATCGCCTTGTGGATGGCAGCCTCCTTCTTCTGGAGCTCGTCCGGCCGGTGCCTCCACTTGCCGCGCCGCACCTCCTCCTGCAACCGGTTCCAGTCCGCAATCGTGTAGCGGGGCTTGGCCGGCGGCGGGTCAGAGTTGCGACTGCGAGGTGGTGATACCGAACGATCGGGCTTCCTCTCCGGAGGCTCGTTCGTCTGGGGCTTGGGCCCCTTGAACGCTTCAAAGATTGCTGCCACCCGTTTCGCGTTCAGGCTGGCTGCAGCACGGTCCAGGAGCGTCTGGCGAACCTCCCCGGTGAACGGGTCGGTCTGCGCCAGCCAGGTATGGAACTCCGGTTGCACGTTGACAGTTTCCCAGTCCGGGACGGCATCGAGCAGTTCTTTGTCAAAGCGTTCACGCTTGGAGAGCTGACGATCCTGCTTCAGGTCGTTCAGCTCCCGGCGGATGCTTTCCATGTCACTGCCGGCCTCCTTCCTGGCCACCTTGCGAAGGAGCTCATAGAACTCCTCGCCGTACTCCTCTGTCAGCTTGCGAACCGCATCATCGACTGTATCGGTCTCCCGCTCCTCTGGGGCCGGCTTCGACTCCTGCAGCTCCCTGAGCTGACGCTCCATCTCCTGCTTCTCCCGCCGCAACTCGCGGAGGTCTGCCGCCAGACGCGGGATCTCCGCGTCATACTTGCCCTTGAGGCTCTCGTACTTCCGCTTCCACTCGTCACCCTTCTCGGGCTGTGGCTCATTCTGAGCCTGCGGCTTCGATTCAGCCTCGTCTTGCTCTTCGCGCTCGGGTTGTTCCAGGGCCTCGTCGGCAGACTCTTGGCTTTCGCCTTCGTCTTCGCTCGGGGTGTCCTGGGGCAGGCCGTACATGGCCTTGTGGGCCTCTTCTGCCTGCGCTTCAGCCTTCTTCACTGCGTTCGGTACTTCTCGCTTACTCATGCGGCCCTCCTCGGGTATCGCCGTGCCTGCGAGGCCCTCGGGTCTCTCGCGTGCACAAGAAAGCCCGCACACGGCGGGCTCTGGGTGAGCGGCGGGTCCTGCCGGGTATCCGTCACTCGTGTTGCTTGCCAACGGCCTCCGGTGCCTTCTGGCACAGCCGGATCAGTTGGCTAAGCACCTGGGCGCCACCCTGCAGCTGTCGCGTGCGGGCGTCGTCCTGGGTGTTCTCCAGTTCGTCTCTCAGAGCCTCCCGGCAGTCCAGGAGGTATTGCACGAATACAGTGTCTTCACCGGCCATTGTCCGGCCAATGCGAGCCAGGTCCTGCAGCGCTCGCTGGCTCGGCCGCTCCAGCATCATCGCGTCCCCCCAAGCGGCTGGCCGTCCGGGCCAAGCTCGGCGGGTGCTTGCTGCTGCGGTTGCTGCGCCGCCTGGGCGCCCTGCAGCCGGGCCATCAGCTCCTCGCTATCGGGGATCACGTCGTCCGGGCCAATGTCGAGGCTCTTGACCACCTCGCGGTGCAGCGCCGCACGCCCGTCCGGGCCCATGATCTGGAAGTCGATCGGGTTGTTCGTCTGCTGCAGGTACTCGAGCCGGCGCATCTGCACCTGCTCCTTGTGCACCAGCGAGAGCGAGCCCCTGGCCTGGATTTGCACGTCGCCAGCGAATGCCGGGTCGTACTCGTACTGCATGACGTTGTCGACCATCCGCTGCACCACCGGCACGATGATCCCGTTGTCGATGTGACTGATCACATTCTTGATCGCCTTCGATGCCGCATTCATCAGCATCGAAAGCCCCGAGGCCGTCCGCCCCGCCTGGCCAATGTTGCTCGAGCCATAGGTGTAGGCCGGGATGCCAGACGTCTCGTCCGCCTGCCTGCTGAAGTGCTCGTACACCTTCAGCAGCTGGTCGGTCATCGGGTTCGGCTGGAAGAAGTGAATGGGAATGCGGGTCGTGCCGCGCTCCCAGTTCAGCTGCCAAATCTTCCACGGATACATATTGGTCATGTCGACGCCAGGCGGCAGCGCGTTGGTGTCGACCACCACCTGCGGACCTGAAGCCAGCCCCATGTTCACGGCCAGGGCTCGGGCTGCACTGTTCACCATCTTCTGGCTGTCTCTGATCAGGTCCGGGACACCGCGGCCCCAGATAGAGCCCGGCAACACCTCAAAGCTGGCCGTGGCATAAGGCTTGCGCCCCATCGGGTCCTGGTTGAGCTCGGCCTTGATCACATGCCGTCCAATCAGCCAGCAGCAGACCGGGTAGTCGCGGTCGCCGTCCTCGATCTCCTGCATGCCCCACTCTTCGAGCGTGCGACCGGGCACCGACCCCCAGAATTCGAGCGCCGTGATCCGACGATCATCCAACTGCGACCGGTCCTCGTCGTTTGCGTCGTCGACCTGGGACTGCAGCGATTTCTCTTCCCAACCCATTAGCCCCCCGTCGTCATACTCGCGCAGGGCCTCGCGGATCGCCTCCTCGGGAATGTACCAGCGCCCGCCCATTTTACGGCCGCGCAGTTTGCCATCTCGGAGATACTCGCGGATCGTGCGCTCCTGGATGTCGAGCGCCTCAGAGAGATCCTCTACCGTGTACAGTGTCAATTTGCCCAATTTTATGCTCATGTCATGCTCCTAATAACTCATTAGCCCGGCCTGCTCCGGAGCCGTTTCTGGCTCCTGGACCGGAGCCGCGCTC